ACAACGACATCAACGCTATTAAGAATAATGGTTCAATCCCAGAAGGTTACACAATTAACCACTTCTTAACAGATCCAGATGCGTACTTCTTAACAACTGATGTACCTAACGGCATGAAACACTTTGTGCGTACTCCGTTATCAACATCTATGGATGGCGACTTTGATACTGGTAACGTTCGTTACAAGGCTCGTGAGCGTTATTCATTCGGTTGGTCAGATCCTCTCGGTATGTGGGGTTCACCAGGCGCTGCTTAATAGCACACTTGGAAATGTACTAGGATTAACCCTGCTTCGGCGGGGTTTTTCTTTGCCTGTTTATCATGATTTTCTCTATTTCACAGGGAAATTTTAAGAGTAATATGTAGTCATACACACGGTGTGTATAACTTTTTGAAAAGGAAAATATTATGTGGACAACTCCAGCAGCTACAGAAATGCGTTTTGGCTTTGAAATAACTATGTACGTAATGAACAAGTAATGGTTATCGTAACAGATTGCTATTAAGTTAGTGATAGATTAGGGGCTTCGGCCCCTTTTTTATGTTATACTGCTTTGAACTTAGGAGGTAGTATGCCAATCAAAGACGAAGCAGCACGTAAAGCCTATCACAAAGAATACCATGCAAAGTGGTATGAAAAAAACAAAGAAAAACGAAACGCTCAAATTTCTGAGTACGAAAAAACTAAACCTAAAGAATGGCGAAAAGCTATAAGTAGAAAATGCAACTTAAAGCTTAGATATAATTTAACCCCCCAAGAATACGAGACGAAATTAGCGAGCCAAGATTATAAATGTGCCTTATGTGGTAAAGACGCAAATGACAATATAAGACGGGGTAAAGTAGAACCCTTATGTGTAGATCATTGCCACACTACTAATAAATTAAGAGATTTGTTATGTTTTCATTGTAATTCTTTTTTAGGGCACGCTAAAGATAATCCAGAAGTTTTAGCAAAAGCTGCTCAATATCTCATAGATCATCAGAATAAATAGTGCTATAATGCTTGCAAATAGTGCCAATTCAGGTATTATTTGGGAATCCGGGTTACCCGGCTTATCAGACTGTCCCGGCAGACGCATACAAGACGGATAAGCTTAACTTTGTATGAAGGAAAATATATTATGGCAATAACCACATTTAGCGGCCCAGTCCGATCACTCGCCGGTTTTATCACAGGTACAGACGTTGATTCAACAGTTACATCAGCAACATTAGCAGTAACTTCAGATTCTAATGGTCAAACAATCAATTTATCGCGTGCAGCTGGTATTACAGTAACACTTCCAGCAGCTACAGGTTCAAAAGCTGTTTACACATTTATTGTTGCAACAGCAGTTACATCTAATAGCAATGTTATTCAAGTAGCTAATTCAACAGATACTATGAACGGTTTAGCTTCAGTAGGTGGAACTACAGCTGCTATATTTGGTACATTACCAGCTTCTGACACACTCACTATGAATGGATCAACAACAGGCGGTTTAGTTGGTTCTTACGTTCAAGTAACTGATATTGCAGCAGGTGAATACTTAGTAAATGCAGCTTTAGTAGGTTCTGGTACTCCAGCAACTCCATTTAGCGCAGCTGTATAATTAATCATGGGGGCGCTTAGCCCCCTTACTAAAATAAAGGAGATTAATTATGGCAATGCAATATGATGTACAAAGTGCTCATGCAAACGTTAGCTCTCAGATGGTCGTAGGACGCACAAGAGTTAAAGGTATTGTATTAGGTGGTGCTGCAGGTACTCTAAATCTATGGGATGCAACTAAAGCTCCAACAGCAGTTACTTATGCTAGAAGCGCTGGCGGTGTTATCACAATCACAAAAAATGCTCATGGCTATCAAGTAGGTCAAAAAGTCGGTTTAACATTTGCTGCAGGTACAGGCGGTCAAGCCACTAATGGTAACTACATTATTCTTACTGTAGCTACTAACACTTACACAGTTCAAGATATTAATACAGGTGCTATTACTGCTGGCGCTAATGCTAATGAGAATACTCGTTGGATGTTTTCAGTAGATAATGCAGATACTGTTCCATACAATATTGTTGTTCCAGGTGAAGGAATGATAGCTGATAACGGCGTTTATGCTCAATTAGTTAGTGTTCCAAGCGTAGAAATATTCTATGGCTAATAAGAAAAAAGGCGTATCATTAGCAGTCGGACGTGGTGAGAAGCTCCCTGTGTCTAAAGGCGCAGGTCTTACCGCTAAAGGGCGTGCTAAATATAATGCAGCTACAGGTTCAAATCTAAAGGCGCCTCAACCACAAGGTGGTGCTCGTAAGAGATCATTTTGTGCAAGGATGTCTGGTATGCCTGGTCCTATGAAAGATGAAAAAGGTAGACCTACTCGTAAGGCTGCTTCGTTAAAAAGGTGGAATTGCAAATGACGAAATATTTTGAACATATAGATGAACCTACTAAACATTTAATAGACGGGATTTCGGTGGCAACAGTTATGGGTACATTAATGAGTTGGTTACCATCTATTGCAGCACTATTTACTATTATATGGACAGCTATTCGTATATATGAAACTAAAACTGTGCAAGGCTGGTTTAAAAAAGGTAAATAAATGAAATCATTTATTGAAAGAGTATTTAAATCCAAGCAACGAAAGCAAAAGGAGTTATTAGATGAAATCGCTAATACACAAGTTAAAGAACAAGCTACAGAAGCTGTTGTCGAAGCTATCATTAAAGAAGTAAAAGAAGATATTAAAAAAGAAGAAGTAGTTAAGCCTAAAAAACCTAATCACTTCTCAGATTGTAATTGTTTTAAATGTTTAAGGTGGAAACAAAATGCCTAGTAAATCTAAAGCACAACATAATTTAATGGCAGCGGTAGCTAATAACCCAGCCTTCGCTAAGAAAGTTGGTATTAAAAAATCAGTAGGAGAAGAGTTTATGAAAGCAGATAAAGCTAAGAAGTTCGGATCAGGTGGAGCACTTAAGGCAGTTGATTCAAGTGACAATCCTGGATTATCAAAATTACCAACGGAGGTTAGAAATAAAATGGGATACATGAAAAAAGGTGGTATGACTAAAAAATACAAAGAAGGTGGCATGATGGACAAAAAAGATATTAAACAAGATAAAGCTATGGCTAAAAAAGCTGTAGGTATGCACGAGAAACAATTACACGGCGGTAAGAAGTCAGACTTAGCTGCACTTAAAAAAGGCGGCATGGCTAAGATGGCTAAAGGTGGTATGGCTAAATGTGCTAAAGGCGGCGGCATTGAAGTTCGCGGTAAAACTAAAGGCAAGATGTGCTAAGGAGCTAACATGGCTAAAAAAGTTAAAAAATACGCTGACGGTGGGGATGCATTACTATCAAGAAAAGATTTTGCAGACAAGAATAAACAAGAATTAGATAAAGCAATTGAAGAGCGCGATAGAGAAAAATATTTACAAAGACGAGGTATTGGGTCTGCTAGAGCTTATAAAGAATTTAGACAAAAAGGTGAAGAAGGTATTACAACCAAACCTCCTTTAATTGAAAGGGCATTAACTTTGGGCCAGGAAACAGAAGATAGTCCTGAGTATCAAGGTGCTAGAGAAATGAAAGAAGCCATTACAAAAGAAAGAGCCAGAATAGATATACCAAAAGCTATGAAAAACTATAAAGGCAAGAAAAAGGGTGGAACAGTTAAATGTATGTCTTCAGGCGGATCAACTGCTTCTAAACGAGCTGATGGTTGTGCTGTAAAAGGTAAAACAAAAGGAAGGATGATTTAATCATGGCATTTAAGGGATTAGATAGAATGAAAAACGCAATGGACAAAGTTCAAGACATGCAAGAAAAAGATCCAAATGAAATGGCAGCTGAAAAACTCAATAAAGAAATAAAAGAAGTTCAAGAAAAACAGAAAAAAGAGTTTGATATGCCAAAGAAAAATATACCTCTTAATGATGATATGGGTCCTTTACCTAAAAAGAAATATAAATCAGGTGGTTCAGTATCTTCAGCATCTAAACGTGCAGACGGTATTGCAACTAAAGGTAAAACAAGAGGAAAGATCTGCTAATGAGACCTTCACGTGGTATGGGCGCTATAAAGAAAACTAAGATACCTAGTGCTACTGAGAATAAAATGCCTAAAGGCGTTGTTAAAAAACGTCGTGATAACACAGATTTTACTCAGTTTAAAGAAGGTGGCACAGTAAACAAAGCTGGTAACTACACAAAGCCTAGTCTTAGAAAAAGAATCGTAGCTCAAGTAAAAGCTGCTGCAACACATGGTACAGGTGCCGGCCAATGGTCAGCTCGTAAAGCACAGTTAGTTGCTAAGAAATATAAAGCTGCAGGTGGCGGATATAAATGAGTGCATTAGCTAAACCACAACGTTCACTAAAAGCATGGGGTGAACAAAAGTGGAGAACTAAGTCAGGTAAAAAGTCTAGTGAAACAGGCGAAAGATACTTACCTGAAAAAGCAATAAAAGCATTAAGCCCTCAAGAATATGCAGCAACAACAAAGGCTAAAAGGGAAGGGAAAGCTAAAGGTAAACAGTTTGTAGCTCAACCTAAATCTGTTAAACAAAAAGTAAAACCTTATAGAAGAGTGAAATAATGGCAACCACGTATACCTCGGATTTTAATTTAGACCTCAATACACTTATTGAAGAAGCTTTTGAACGTTGTGGTCAAGAGTTGCGTACAGGATATGACTTTAGAACTTCAAGACGTAGCCTTAATCTATTAACTGTTGAGTGGGCTAATCGTGGTATTAATTTGTGGACCGTTGAACAGGGTCAAATCACGTTAAATCAAGGTCAAATTATGTATCCGTTGCCTGTAGACACGATTGATTTGTTAGACATGGTGACACGCACGGGCACTGGGCAAAATCAGCAAGACATTAATATTAATCGTATCAGCGAGTCAACCTATATTACAATCCCCAACAAAAATGCAACGGGTCGTCCTATACAAGTGTGGGTTAATAGACAATCAGGTAATACCGTAAATACGCTAGCGACTTTAACTTCAGCTATTACCGCAACAGATACAACTATTCCTGTTAGTAGTACAGAAAAATTTCCATATAGTGGATTTGTTCAAATCGATAATGAGGTTATTCAATACACAAGTATTACGA